TGGCCCCTTAACGCCTCGAATTTTATTCAGTTTCTGCGGCACTGAACAAAAACGTAAGACTCAGCTGGAGAGCGTAAACTCGGAGGAATGTAATATGTCTTATGAACTTACGGATCTGCTTAAAGGTTTAGATGACAATACAATTGCAACCGTAACTGAAACCATTAAATCTAATTCGAAAGAACTAGACGCTAAAGTTTTCATTGACGGTGATGGAAGTCATTTTGTACCGCACGCACGATTCGACGAGGTCATCCAACAACGTGATGCGGCTAACCGTTCAGTAACTGAACAGCAGTCAAAACTTACTGAACTTGAAAAGCAAGTCCAAGAAGGTAGCGATGCGCACGCCATTATCGAAGACTTGCAAAAGCGCTTGAACACGCAATCACAGTTGGCAAAAACTGCTGTTATTGAATCTCGTCTTCAACCACTTATTACTGACTCAATTGCTCCTGCTACTGACATTTTAGGTTTTATGGACATGACTAAAATTACAGTCGCCGATGATGGATCTGTTGACGGTTTGGAGGAACAACTTAAGGAACTTCGTGAACATAAGCAATACTTGTTCAAACCTGTTCCTAAAGAAGAACCTACAGACGAACATACAGATAATCCTAAAGGTACTGGCAATCCAGGCAGTCCTGACCGTATGGGTAGAGGAGCTAAAACACCTAAAGAAGTTGGAGCTTTTGGTAAACAATTAGCTGCTGCTTTAGGTGGAGCTCAAACTAAAGAGCAAACATCTTCATACTTTAAATAGGAGGAATTTTACATGCCAGAAGTTCGTGTAAATACTACTGATTATTCACAAACCACTCGCAGTATTTCCGCAATTCCTGACCATTACGTAGCTTTGCCAGCTGTTATCCCAGCTACAGCAGCTACTACAGTTGGGAACAAGAAATACATCCTAGCAGGTACTGTGGTTAAAAATGCAACTTCGTTGGACGGACGTTCAACTGGATTGCAAGTCGCAGGTGCGGGTGAAAAATTCGACGGCGTTATCTTTAGTGACCAAGAAGTTTATGCAGGTGAAGAAAGTGTCACTGTTACTGTTCTTGTTCACGGTTTTGTTAAATACGCCGCTCTTCAAAAAGTGGGCGGAGCTGTTCCAGAATCAGCCAACCCTATGATTTTAGTTGTTAAATAATAAGGAGGCCTACATTAATGAACATTTATGATTATCTAAATGCCAACGAGGTCGCTAGTTACTTGGAAGCTTTGCCTTCTAATGCAATTCCTTACATCGGTCCAGAACTTTTCCCTAACGCACAACAAACGGGAACAGACATTTCTTGGCTTAAAGGTGCTAACAACCTTCCTGTAACTATTCAACCATCTAACTACGATGCTAAAGCTAGCTTGCGTGAACGTGCTGGGTTCAAAAAACAAGCAACAGAGATGGCATTCTTCCGTGAGTCAATGCGACTTGGTGAAAAAGACCGTCAAAACTTGCAAATGTTGTTGAACCAAAGTACTTCACTTGCTCAGCCTATCATCACTCAGCTTTACGATGACACTAAGAACCTTGTAGATGGTGTAGAAGCACAAGCAGAATACATGCGTATGCAGTTGCTTCAATACGGTAAATTTACTGTTAAATCTACCAACGCAGAAGCACAATACACTTACGACTACAACATGTCTGCTGCTCAACAATACACAGCTGCTAAGAAATGGACAGATCGCACAACTTCTGACCCAATCAAAGACATTATGGCTGCTTTGGACGATATTGAAAACCGTACAGGTGTTCGTCCAACTCGTATGCTTCTTAACCGTAACACTTACAATGATCTCATTTATAGTGACTCAATTAAGAAAGCTCTTGCTTTGGGACTTGCTGGATCTTGGGAAAACCTTGTTGTTCTTCCACAACAAGCTGAACAATTTATTTCAGCTCATACAGGTCTTCAAATTGCAGTTTACACTAAGAAGATTGCTCAGTTTGCAAGCACTGACAAACTTCCAGATGTAGGTAACATTCGTCAATTCAACCTTATTGATGATGGACGTGTAGTTCTCTTGCCTCCAACTCCAGTTGGTCATACATGGTACGGAACTACGCCAGAAGCGTTTGACCTTGCAACAGGTGGAACTGATGCTACCGTTCAAGTACTTAACGGTGGTCCTACAATCACTACTTACAAAGAAAAACACCCAGTCAACGTGGTTACTGTCGTTTCTGCAGTAATGATTCCTTCGTTTGAGGGTATTGACTATGTAGGTACTCTTAAAACTAACTAGGAGGTAGACTATGTTTTTAGCTTATAAAGCCCTTACGACTTTGATTGTAGCTGGAAAAGTTGTTCAACAAGGAACTGTTTTCGAAGCTCCTGCTACACTTGGGAACGACCTTATTTCCCGAGGATTTGCTGAACCTGTAAAAGAAGCTACTGCCATTAGTGAAAAGTCTCCAAAGGAAACTCCAATTGGTGAGGAGTTGGAAGAGCCTAAGGATAACCCAGAGGTTGAGCAAATGCGTAGTGAGTACAAGAAAATGAAAGTGAACGAACTTCGTGATCTTGCTACTGCCAACGGCATTGATACTAAATCATTGTCACGTAAGGATGACCTTGTTGACGCTCTTATTCAATTTGAGTTAGGAGAATAGTATGTTAAGAGAAGCCGAGATTCAATTAGTTAAAACTAACTTAAGTGGTGGAACATCTCCAAATGAATACACGGACGAACAAATTTCGGCTCTTTTAGATCGTCACAAATCAGTAGCTTATGTAAGCTACAAACTTTGTCTATTAAATAGTCAAAACGATGTAGTTACTTTAGGCCCTATTAAATTGAACAGTGACACAGATTACTGGAAGCGGATGTCTCAGCTTTTCTATAACGAGTATTTAGAGGAGCAACAAAATGAGCAACTTAAATCTAGTACTGGGTCTACTATCCTAATGAAAAGGGCTGATGGTACATGACGTTAAACCAAAAATACTTTGAAAAACAGATACAACGTATCCTAAACGCAGCACCTAGTTACATTACAGTGACTAGGTATACGTTTACACCGGATGGGTACGGAGGCAGAACTAAGTCAAAAACTCCAGAAGTAGTGACTTCCTCCCTTAAGGTAATATTTGATAATAGTTCAGCTCCTAACTTATCCATTAACGCAAGTGACGCAGGACGTGTTTTTGTTCAAAATAGTATTAAGTTATGGATTCCTTACAAAGAAGATTTAGATGTTCAAATTAGGGACATTATTCAAGTTACGGGATCCAAACGACAGTATCAAGTTACCGAAGTGACGAACATTTTAGAGCAGAATTTGCTAATTGAAGTAATGTTGGAGGTGATGGACTAGTGGCTGAATTGCATGTAGACCCAAGTAATTTTATAGCCGAGTGTGTTCAGTACCGTTCTCGTTTTGAGACAGCAGTCCTTACGGTATGTGAGGTAGCTTCAACTAAAATGGAGGCTTATGCCAAAGCTAACGGACCTTGGATTAACCGAACAGGTAATGCTCGGCAAACCTTGAAAGGTTCGGCTGAGTGGGTAACGAAAGACCAGATTATGATAGCGGTAGCTCACCACATGAGTTACGGTTATTGGTTGGAACTTGCTCACCAACGAAAAAGTAAAATACTAGAAGCTTCCGTAGAGAGTCAAGTTCCCGAACTTTATAGAGCTCTCAAGCGTCTAGTTAGTTAGGAGGTAAAGTAATTGAATGAACGCAAATCCGTTATGGATGAACTGAATAAAATATTACCTACCTTTCAACCTAACGCACTCCCAAACGATGTAGGCAACTTTGACGATGTTCATACTTCTCGTCCGGATAATTATATCGTACTAACATACAGTCACCGCATGGCTAGTGAACGCAATAGTTTGTGTAGCTTTAGCTATTGGAAGGTGCAGGTTTATGTTGGGGCAGATTCTATTATCCCTATCGACGAGTACGGAGCACAAGTTCGAAGATTGTTAAAATCGTTGGATTACGAAGTCACTTACGCTGAAACGGGAGACTATTACGATCCAACATTAGCACGACATCGCATGGAGATTGAATACCGAATACCACAAGGAGGAATTATTTAATGAGTAAAGATATTCTATACGGCATTAAGTGTGTAGAAATTGAAGAAATTGATCCACTGACTCAACTTCCAACTAAAAACTCAGCTAAATTCTTTGTAGACACAGCAGAAACTGCAGAGCTTGAAGCCGTTGTTAGTGAAGGGGACGAAGAAATCAAACGTAACGACACTCGCATCCTTGCGATTGTTCGTACTCCGGATCTTTTGTACGGTTACGACCTTACATTTACGGACAACACGTTCGATCCTGAAATTGTAGCCCTTATTGAGGGTGGAGATGTTCGTCGTGACAGTTCACAAAACATTGTAGGTTATGACTCACCTATGTTGACTGTAGGTTCATCTAATATGAAGCCGTTCCGTATGTCAATCTATGTAGCTAACTACATTGGAGACTCTATCGTTAACTATGTTAAGATTACTCTTAATAACTGTGAAGGTAAGGCTCCTGGCATGAACGTAGGTAAAGAGTTCTACGCTCCGGAATTTACAATTAAGGCACGTGAGGCTACAAAAGCAGGACTTCCAATTAAGTCAATGGACTACGTAGCTACACTCCCTAAAATGCCTCGTCAAGTTACGTTTAACCTTAACGGAGGAACAGGGGATGTTGCAAACCTTAAAATCATTCCTGGAGAAAAAATTGCTCCAAAACCTGCGGATCCTACACTTGCAGACCATACCTTTGTAGGTTGGCAAGTAGCTGGCGAATCTCGTATCTGGGACTTTGATGCAGACGTTTTGCCAGATCGTGAACTTACACTTATTGCTAAGTTTAAGAAGAACGAAGCTGCTGCTTCTCCAGTAGCGGAAGCTGGAGGTAACCCTGCTGGAACTCCTGCCGCTGCCACAGGTACTGAGGAAACTCATACTGGATAATTGAACATTTTATAATTTTAGATCACTACTTAGAAAGAGGATTTTAATATGACTACTCAACCAATTACTGCCGAAGCTTTTAAAAACCGTGCGTTTCGCATCATCACTTTGCCTGGATTTAACCCAGGAGACGAGCGAATCCCTGTTCAAATTAAAAGCACAGGTGTTATGACAATGTTGTCTAACGGAACGATCCCTAATACACTTATGGCAAAAGTAACTGAACTTTTTGGAAATTCTAACGGTAAGACAAAAGATCCAAAAGCTGCAATTACTGAAGCGGACAAACAAGCTGCTATTGACAAACTTAACTCAAGTGAAAGTGGATTACAAGACATGGCTTCGCTCTTGCGTGTGTTTGCAAAAGCAAGTCTTGTTCAGCCAAGCTATGACGAAATTGGGGACTATCTTACAGACGAACAACTTATGACACTCTTCTCAGCTATGTATGGCGAGGTTACTGATTTAGAATCCTTTCGTAACTAGTCCTGAAATTATGAACACTTTAGCAGTATCCCGAGAATTTAACGTAAGACCTAGTCAAGTGCTAGGTCTTTCTACGGATATAGGGTGTTACTGCTTTGATGTAGCCTGCGTTTACTTCCTACGTCAGTTGGACGAAGACAAGAAACCTCGTTTTGAACAAGACAAGAAGAAAAACCCAGGACTACAGTCACTACTTATGTCGTAAGGAGACTGATACATGGATTTAGGTACAATTGCCGCTAAAATGATTTTGGACACGTCCAACTTTACGTCTCAGCTTAACCTTGCTCAAAGTCAAGCCCAACGTGCAGCACTTGAAATGAATAGATCGTTTCAAGTAGGACAAGCAATGACTAGCTTGGGTAAAGCCTTAACTTTAGGAGTAACTGCACCTATTTTAGGTATTGCAGCTGCTGCGGTTAAAGTAGGTAACGAGTTCGAAGCTCAAATGTCCAGGGTACAAGCAATCTCCGGTGCCACAGGAAGTGAACTTAAAGCTCTTAACCAACAAGCTATTCAGTTGGGTGCAGATACCATGTTCAGTGCTAAAGAAGCTGCGCAGGGTATGGAAAACCTAGCTTCTGCTGGTTTTAACGTTAACGAGATTATGGGAGCCATGCCAGGTACTTTGGACCTTGCTGCTGTTTCAGGAGGAGATGTAGCTGCTAGTGCAGATGCTATGGCAACTTCCCTCCGTGCGTTTGGTTTAGAGGCTACACAAGCAGGACACGTTGCAGACGTGTTTGCTCGTGCTGCCGCAGATACTAATGCAGAAGCAAGTGATATGGCAGAAGCTATGAAATATGTAGCTCCAGTCGCACACGCCATGGGTATTAGTTTGGAAGAAACTGCTGCTTCAATTGGTATTATGAGTGACGCAGGTATTAAAGGTTCACAAGCTGGTACCACGTTGCGTGGAGCCTTATCTCGTTTAGCGAATCCTACCAAAGCAATGAAAGCTTCCATGGATGAACTCGGTGTGTCGTTTTACGACGCACAGGGTAAGATGCTTCCACTTAAGGATCAAATCGCTCAACTGAAAAAGGCTACCGCAGGACTTACGGACGAGGAACGAAATCGACATCTCGTTACGTTGTACGGACAACAATCCCTTTCAGGTATGTTAGCCCTTATGGAAGCAGGTCCTGAAAAAATTGACGCTCTTACTAACTCCCTTAAAAATGCAGATGGATCCGCTAAACAGATGGCAGAGACTATGCAGCAGAATCTTAAAAGTAAGATTGAACAAATGAAGGGAGCGTTCGAGTCTGCTGGTATTATCATTCAACAAATCCTAGCTCCTGCTTTAGGTAAGATTGTAGACGCAATTACTAAAGTAGTACAGGCCTTTGTCAAAGCTCCTCCAGGCATCCAAAAAATGATTGTAGCCTTTGGAGCTATTTTGGCTGCTGTAGGTCCATTGCTTTTAATCTTTGGTACTATTGTTACTACTATTGCCAAAGTGAAGACAGCTATTGACTTCCTTGGAGCTGAATTTATGGGAACTATGGGAACGGTAGGGCTAGTAGTAGCTGCCATAGCTGCTTTAGTTGCTATCTTCCTAATAGCTTACAATAAATCTGAGACTTTCAGGAACGCAGTTAACAACATTGCAACATCACTGAAAAACTTCCTAGGTCCAGCTATTCAGTGGGCTTGGGAGAAGTTCACTCAGTTCTTAGGCGTACTAGGTCAGGCAGCAGTTAAGGTTAAAGACTTTGCGTTAGATAGAATCACAAGTGGCTTATCTAGTTTAGCTAACAAGTTAGGATTTACGGCTAATTCAATTAGTAGTTTCTTTACAGGACTTTGGGGCGTAGCAAAGAATTTCTTGTCTCAGTTAGGTATTAACTTTGATAGTGTAGGAACTAAAGCAAGTCTATTTGCTTCAGTAATAACCTCACTAGGTTTAGGTTTCGCAGGACTTGGAGGTCCTATTGGAATTGTAATTGGATTGCTAGCTACTTTTGCATCTAAGTTCATTGCGTTGGGTCAGTTTAACGCCGACGGTGTTAAGGCAGTAATTAACGATATGGCTACGTCAATTACTACATTCTTAACTAATTTAGCTAATGCTTTGCCTGGCATTATGAGTACTGTATCCTCAATTATAGTGTCAGTAATACAAAGTATTGCTTCCGCCTTGCCTGGAATTGTAAGTACTATTAGTTCTACTCTAACAACTATTGGAGGAGCTATCTTACAAGCCTTACCCGCAATTTTAGAGGCAGGTGGGCAAATTATTCAGGCATTGATACAGGGTATTGTTCAAATCTTACCTGCCCTCATTCAAGTAGGTGTACAGATTTTAACTTCCCTTGTCCAAGCAATTACTCAAAACCTACCTGCTATTATTGAAGCAGCTACAACAATTATTAACACTTTAGTACAAGCATTTACCCAAGCTTTTCCTTTAATACTACAGGCAGGTATTGCCATAATGACTGCCCTAATCAATGCCATTGTGGAAAATCTACCAATGATTATTGAAGGGGCTATTCAAATCATTATGGCACTTGTCAATGCTATTATTGAAAATCTGCCAATGATTATTGATGCAGCAGTACAATTGCTACAAGCTCTAATCCAAGCAATTAGTGACAATATTCAATTGATTGTAGATGCTGCTGTTCAACTTATCAATGCGTTACTAGAAGGATTTATTCAGTGTTATCCTCAAATGGCAGCAGCTGCTGTGCAAATTATGACTACTTTAGGTCAAGCCATTATTGAAAACCTACCAACCATAATTGCTCTTGCAGCTCAACTAATTGGAGCTTTGGTGATGGGTATTATCCAAGCAATCCCACTTCTACTAGAAGCTGCTTGGACTCTGGTTTCAACATTGGTATCTACACTATTAAGCCTAGTTGGTCAATTTATCTCCGCAGGGTTGCAATGGATTGTAAGTACCGCACAAGGTATGATGTCCGGCATTGGTAGTCTTATTAGTAGTGCAGTATCTGCCGGTAGTCAAGCCATTAGTTCACTTGGTAGCTTTATTGGACAAATGTTGCAACGAGGAGCTGAATGGGTTCGTAATGTAGCTAGTGGGTTCTCTAGTGGTGTTGGTGGAGTTATTAGTGCTTGTACGTCCATGGCATCTCAAGCCGTTTCCTCAGTTACTAGCTTTGCCGGTCAAATGGTATCTGCCGGGGTTCAATTTGTTCAAGGTTTCATTAACGGTATGGGATCAATGCTAAGTGGAGTTATTAGTAAAGCCGCAAGTTTGGCGAAAAGTGCCTTGGACGCAGTTAAAGGTGCCTTGGGTATCCACTCACCATCTCGTCGAATGTACGAAATGGGGGGTTATACTGGACAAGGGTTCATTAACGGTATTAGTTCGATGATTTATGGAGCAGTAAGTGTTGCAAAAAATATGGCAACTCAAGTATCTGAGGCCATGTCAGACGTACAGCCAGAGATTGACGCTGTAGGTATTTCGAAAGAATTTTCAAAAGCCTACGATACTGTTCAAAAAGCTATCCCTAATAGTTTAGTAGCTCCACAAACGCAGGACTTGTTAGATAGTTTAGCGAATGTGAACAATTTTGGTAGCTATGTAACTCCTTATCTTAATAAGGACACTAACACGGATCTACAACCTACAGGAACTAAATCGACAACTAATGTTGAAATTGGTACTATAATAGTAAGAGACGATACTGACTTGGAAGCAATCTCACGTGGATTGTACGATAAGGATATTCGTTCACTTAAGAGCTTAGGTGATACAACAGCAGTGATTTAAAGGAGGAATTTAGTGTGGCTAATACGAGCACCCTGTTTATTAACGGCACTGATATTTCAGAGTTTGGGGTTTCAGTACTAGAGTACGAGGAACCTGTAATTGGTTCTCCAAAAGATAACGGAGGGTCAGATTTAGAGGGTATTGACGGAATTGTTCCTACTCATAACGACTTATTTGACAACGTTAAGGGATCTCTTACAATTATTATTGAGGACTCCAGTGAACTTGAGGTACTGAATAGCTTACGTAAGTTTAAACAGTACTGTCGTTCACAGGGGTACGCAGAGATTTCTACTTTGGAAAATGTAGGTTTTTATCGAATTGGGTACATCACTTCCGGCAAACTTGTTTCGTTTACAAGTGTACCGGATAAGGGTACCTGTAAAGGTATCTACGAGTTTACCATTACATTTAAGGACGCTTACGAATATTCTGCCTCCCATGTAACTGGTACTTTTAAAGGAGATCGTATACAGGACTATCACCGTTTTACGATTTACAACGAAGGTAAGGCAACGCACGATTTTAAACTTGAATTTTCTAGTGATAGAGAAATTACAGGTAGGATTGAGTTTGCATTACTGATACCGAACGAGGAGGGTATTTATCAGTACGGTCCTTCACTAACTATTGGGGAAGTGGATCAAACTATTTTGACTCCTGAAACACGAATTGTTATTGATTTTAGTGAACCTACAATTACCGTACATACAGGAACTTCCAAACAAATGAAATTTTCACTATACACTAAAGGACAATTTTTTCAAATTCCACACGGAGAGGTTAAATTACAATTAGTGAACTTTCAAAATCGCGACTGGAGTAAACGAGCTCCTATTGCGTTTAACACCTATTTGGAACTTCTACCTAAGTTCTATTAAGGAGGACGATAATGACTTTTAGTGATGGATTACCATTAACACCTGAAAAAGGTAGCTTAATTACCCTTTATGACGAGTCATTTCGTCCTATTGGTGTTTTGCGTAGGGCTTATAACATTATCCTAAATGACGAACGAGTTACTCGAACTACCGGAGCCGAACAGTTAAAATTCAGTATTTTGAACGACAGTCCTTACTACGACGACATTTATGTTGAACGTCTTATTGAGTTCGGTGGCAGGTGGTTTCGAATTAAACTATTGGAGGACACCTACTACAAAAATAGAGGATCTAGTGTATCCTGTGATGCGTTGTGGTATGAGTTAGGTGACGGTGGACGAATGCCGTGTAACTACGAAAATACAACTATTGCGGGTATGTTAAGTGACCAGTTTAGAGGACTTGACGTTAGTTGGGTACTCCCTACAGATGTTCAGTCAATTAACGTTCGTTCTGTAACTAAGGACATGAACTCACGTTTGCACAACCTACGTTATATCCTAAGGCAGTACAATTTAGAGGTAGTGTTTGGATACCGTAGGCACGATAAGGGAGTTACTATTGTAATCTTCCCTCAAGTGTATCAAATGACTAAAAAGGACTTCCCGCTTGTAGTTGGTAAATCAGTTAGTTCTATCACTCGTACTGTAGACAGTCGAAATTTATGTACTCGCTACACGTTAACATCTACGGACGATAACGGGGACGAAATTACCATTGCAGACATTAACGGAGGCAAGTCTTACTTAGACGACACTTCCTACTTTAGACGTATTGGAGCTCCGGAGCGTATTATTGAAAAGTCGAAGGACGATAACCGTTATCGTAACAAGTGGGAAATGATGGAGGCAATGCGTGAACATTTACGTATTTACTCAAGTCCTTTTGTTAGTTACGACGTAGACGCTGCTCTTTATAGTCACGAACAATTACCGGACTTGTTAGAGAGTCAGTTAATACTAGACGAGAAGTACGAGATTACAGAATGGAGAATTGTCACTAAACGTAAAATCAACTTTTCGAACTTAACTAAAAGTGTCATTTCTTTTCAAGATCCACGGGCAGACACGACAAGTCAAGCACAGGACATGCAGGATCTTCGAAATATTGTATCCACGGAGTCTAATATGAACTCGTCTCGTCAACGTGGTATGATTGCAAAAACGGATAAGACGAACAGAACTGTCGCACAAAACGACAAGAACGCACAAGCACGTGAAAAGCAAGTAGCGGACAACGCAGCTGAAGCTAATAGGCAAGAGCAGGTTACTCGTCAAAATCAAATCAATCAGGCAGTTAACTACACTACTGATGTAGAGACTAGGGCAGTAAGCCGTCATAATTCTGAGGTAGCTGCTCGCCAAGCCGCAGATAATGCTATTAGGAACTTGGCACAAGCTGCCCACAATAACTTAGCTAGCTTTATACAAGGTGACTTTAGTGCCTTGCGTAATAGAGTAGGAGCACTTGAAGCACGTGTAGGTGCAGTAGAAAGAAGAGGTAAATAATAACTAATGCAGGAGACAGAACGTGAATTAGCAGGATGGTTGGTAACAGTGATTTTACCTATCATCGTATCGTGTGCAGGATTTTATCTAAGCTCACAAAATAAGACTTCTACCCTTGAAAAACGTTTAACAACTTTGGAAGTTGTGAACGCAGAGCAAGAGAAGGTAATTGACAGTCATAATCGTCGCTTGGATAAGCACGAGGAGGAACAAAAAATTACTCTTGCTTTAGTAGAACGAATTGATCACTTGTCGAGTTCAATTAACGACTTGAAAGGCGATATTACTGAAATTAAACAGGCAATGAAAGGAAAAGATTAAATGAACAAATATTTTAAAGCACTAGGAATTAAAGTAGCTAAAACAATGGCACAAGCAGCACTTGGTGTGATTGGGTCATCTGTTCTTTTAACGGACGTGGACTGGCGTGTAGTAGCATCTACTATTATTTTGTCAGGTATCACGTGTGTACTAATGAACATTTCTCAACTTAAGGAGGACTAATATGGGAGTATTAGGTCAGTGGTTTGTTAACCGCAGAGGTCTTATTACATATTCAATGAATGGATCTCGTAATGGTAGTGACGGGACTGGAGACTGTTCAGGTACGATGTCCCAAGCACTTATTGATAATGGCTATGCTATTAGTGGACTTCCATCTACAGTTTCACTAGGAGCACAACTTGCCCAAGTTGGTTTTGTGCGTATTAGTCGCAATGAGGATTGGGACGCACAGGAAGACGATATTGTTCTCATGTCATGGGGAAGTGACATGGCTAGTTCCGGAGGAGCTGGAGGACACGTTGGTGTCATGTTGGACTCAGTCAACTTTATTAGTTGTGACTTCTCTACACAAGGTGCAGTAGGTCAAGCTATTAACACTTACCCATGGGATAGTTATTACACTTGGAACCGTCCTGCTTATATTGAGGTATGGCGTTACAACGGACAAGCTCCTGCTACTCCAGTACCTAACACAGAGGCAACTCCTACCCTTACACGAATCCCAGACTCAAAAGCATATTACAAGGCAGATGATGTTCAGTACGTGAACGATATTTGGCAGATTAAATGTAACTATTTGTGTCCAGTTGGATTTGATTGGACTGAAAACGGTATCCCTGTAGCAATGGTTAACTGGGTAGACGCAGACGGCAATGACTTGCCTGACGGAGAGGACAAAGACTTTAAACCAGGTATGTATTTCAGTTTTGACGGAGACGAGGTTCATGTTGTAGACACAGGTGACGGTGGATACTATGGTGGATACTACTTCCGTCAGTTCCAGTTTGGTCAGTATGGTAACATCTGGCTATCTACATGGAACAAGGATGATCTAGTTAATTACTATGAATAGACTCTATACTAC